ACCCCCCGTTGCACGAGCAACCGTGCAAATGCCGCTTTGGAGCGGTTCTCACGCTGCGCGTACTGGATCACCGTGTCCATCTGCGTCGGCGGCATGTCGAGTGGAATCGGCATGTCGGAAACGCCTTTCGGTGATCGCTGCGGTTTCGCGGTCGGCATCGCGTGGCTCCCGTTTAAGTGTGTAATTCGCTGTTGAACGCTTACACAGCATTGCACTCAAACGGGTGCATTGCAAGGAACTCTGCACCCAAATGAGCACAAAAGGTAACAGACTCCGAGAGGAGCGTGAAAAACTTGGCATCTCGCAGGAGGAGCTGGGCGTCATTGGCGGGGTATCGCGCAACGCACAGGGGCGTTACGAGAGCGACGACCGGGCTCCGGATTGGGTGTACCTGGAGCGCTTGGCTCAACACGGGGTGGACGTGCTCTACGTGATCACTGGCCAGCGCATCCAGGCCGCGGCCGCGGTGCTGACGGGCGAGGAGGCGACGCTGGTTGAGAACTACCGCCACGCCGCGGCCGAGGGCCGCCAGGCGGCCGCTACGGTGCTGAGCGCGCTGGCCCAGCAGCAGAAGAAGTAAAGCGCGCCCGGGCATCGCCGCCCGCGGTGGGCGGCACCGAGGCGGTGCGAGGGAAAGGCGATGAAGAAGACGATCAAAACCGCGCTGGCCCTGGCCAGCTTGGCAGTGGCCATAGGCGCCGGCGCGGCGCCGGCGGGCAGTATCGGCCCGGCGGACATCAAGGGAGACTGGCCGTTGACCGTGCAGCCGGTGCGCGTGCTGTGCCAGGCGCCCGATGTCGTGATGCTGGAAGCGCCTGACGGCAAGGCCTACGGCGTGATGGGCAAGCGCCGGGCGGCGCGAGAGTTCGGCGCGCGCGACCTCGATGAGGTTTGGAAAGTGGTGAATGCCAAGGGCAGCCGCAGCCCCAACCTGATTGACGTGGCCAACTTGGCTACTGAGAAATGCAAAGCCTCAGGGCAGTTCAAAAGTTGATCGACTGTCACACAACAATCCCAGTAAGAAGATATTTTATGAGCTACAGCGCAACTGTTTACAAGGCTTTTATTGCGTCCCCGGGTGATGTCATGGTCGAGAGAGGCGTCATTCGTGATGTGCTGGGAGAGTGGAATGTGGTTAATGCCGATCACAGGAAGCAAGTACTGCTCCCTGTCGGCTGGGAAACGCACTCGACCCCGGAAATGGGAGATAGGCCGCAGGCCATTATTAACAAGCAGATTCTGTCTGGCTGCGATTTGCTCGTTGGGGTTTTTTGGACGCGTATAGGTACAGCGACCGGAGATTACCAGAGCGGCACCGTCGAGGAAATAGAAGAGCATATCAAGGCCGGAAAGCCGGCGATGCTCTATTTTTCTAGTGCTCCAGTTATGCCGGATAGCGTAGATCCCGAGCAATATAGGAGACTTAAGGAGTTTAGGAGCAGCTGCCAGTCGAGAGGACTATATGAGTCTTACACTGATGTTCAAGACTTTAGGAACAAGTTCTATCGGCAGCTTCAGCTGAAGATAAACGGCGATCAGTATTTCAGTGTGCCGGATGCTTCAGCAGTCACGGAGATCAGACCATCTTTTGTTCCCGTCGAACCCACCTTAACAAAGGAGGCGACGTTCCTTCTCAAGGAGGCCGCCGCAGATCCGAGGGGGCAAGTGCTGTTCATTGGATATGACAGTGGTTATGCGCTCCAGGTTAATGGTAGAAATTTGATTGAAGAAGGGAGTGAAAGATCAGTGGCTATATGGAAATCGGCGCTTAAAGAGCTGGAGTCCCAGGGAATGCTTGAATCTGTGAGCCACAAGCGGACCATATTTATGCTGACTAGAAAAGGTTATGAGGCTGCTGATCGTCTGCCATAACTGAAGCTGCTCGCTGGCGGTATATGGACACGACGGCAAACGGGACTATTCCTCTGCCATTACATCCTCCGCCGCTCCGCCGGCGTCCTCTGCCGCGGCGCCGTTCTCGAGCTCCAGTCTGGTGGTCAGCCCTTGATCACCCAGGCTGTGGGTGGTCTTCACCGTCAGCCACTCGCCGCCGTCGATCTCGGGCTTGAACCCACTCACGCGCACGGGCGTCTGCGGCCCCAAGCGCGGCTGGCCGATGGCCAGCGTGATCTCCAGCGTCGCCGCGCCGCGCTGCAGGCGCTGCCACTCCGCCTGCGCGCCGGCGCGGGCCGAGGCCTCGTCGGCGTAGGTCTCTCGCAGCCGCTTCGCGCGCTTGCGCGTGCCGACAACCACGCCGCGACGCTTCGCCCGGCCCGGGTCGTGCCAGTACGCAACCACGCCGGTGTACGCGTCGCGGTCGCTGGTGTGATACCGGTGCTGGTCACCGGCGGCGCGCGTCAGCGTGACCGTGGGCAGTGCCGCGCCGGAGCTCGTGCGCGTGCCCTGGATGGGCAGGAACAGGAGCTTGTCCTTCTTCACCGTGCACACCGCGTCGTAGCGCTTGGCCAGGCGCTGCAGGAACGCGATGTCGCTCTCGGTCTGGTCCTCGTGCGCGACCGCGGTGCTGGCCAGGCGCGTGTCAATGCGCGAGGCGAGGCTGTGGCGCTTGGCGATCGTGGCCACGATCGCGCCCAGCGTCGTGTCGTGCCAGCTGCGCTCAGTGCGGCTGCGCAGCTCGGCGCGCAGGTTTGCGCTGCGGGCGCGGATGCGCAGCTCATCCGGCGCGCCGGAGTGCTCCACCTCGTCGACGGTGAACGAGCCTTTGTCCACCAAGTCGCCCTCGAACCCGAGCCAGAGCGCGAGCTCCGCGCCGCGGCTGGGCAGCTGCAGCCGGCCGTCCGAGTCATCGAGCACCAGGTCGAGCTGATCGGCCTCGCCGCCGCGCGACTCGCACAGCGTCAGGCTGATGAGGCGCGGCTCGATGAGCGGCGTGAGGTCGCGGCTGCCGAGCTTGATGACGTAGGACGGGCGGGGGTAGGTGGACGGCTCGGCCATGGTCACGCGAGGTTGCTGTTCAGTCCGCTGTCGGCCCCCAGGACGTCGACCAGGTCGTCGTCGGTGCGCCTCAGCTCGAGGCTGAATTCGATGCGCCGCGGTACGCCCTCGAGCAGGAACAGGGTCTGCGTCTCCTGCACGTTCAGCAGCACGAACTGCCCGAGCACGGCGCCGGTACCGGACACCAGGGGCCAAGAGCTGCCTGAATCGCCCATGGTGCGCAGCTCGTCCAGGCTCATGGCGTTGCCGGCGAACTCGGGCACTAGGAGCCCGCTGAGGGTGATGGTGTCGGCATCGGGGCCCACGTACTGTGAGCGCGGCCGCGCACCGACGCGGCTGTTGGTCGGGTGGCGCCACGTCGTCTGGCGCGCCAGCGTCTGGTAGGCGAGCGTGTTCATGCCGAACGCGAACTGGCCGATGGCCAGCATCTGGTACTCCATGGGGTCCCTCGATCAGTCGTTGTCGCGCAGGCTGGAGCGCAGCGTCGCGGCCTGGGCGCGGGCGCGGCGGTCGATCTCCTCTCCCACTAGGCGCGCGAGCGCGCGCTCGTCCATGCCCGCCACGGCGTTGACGACGATGGCGCCGGGGTGGATGTTGAGGTTCATCACCACCGGCGCGCCGGCGCCGGCCGGCGCGGCCAGGGGCGGCCGGCGGTCGACCTGCAGGCCTGCGCCGCCTTCCACGCTCAGCGCGCCGCCCGCGGCCGCCGTGAGCGGCAGCACCGAGGTGGCCGTGGCGGCCATGGCCAGCGCGGCGCGGCGCACCAGCGGTTGGCGGGCCGCGATGCCCAGCGCGGCGCCGGCGGAGATCTCGCCGCCGGCGGCGATGAACACGCGCGAGGGGCTGCGGATGCCGAGCTTGTCCTTGAACCACGTCACGACGTTGTCGGCCATGCCGGAGATGGTGTCGCGGACCCATGTCATGCCGCTCGTGAGGCCGCGCGACAGGCCCAGCGTGATCTGCAGGCCGAGGTTCGAGAAGCGCTCCGGGAGCCGGTCCAGCCAAGCCACGATGGCGTCCCAGTTCGAGTAGATCAGCGTGCCGGCGACGGCGATGGCCGCTATGGTGGCCCCGATGGGGTTCATCACCAGGGCCCGGCCCAGCCACAGCACGCCGGTACCCAGGCCGCGCAGCAGGCCGATGGCACTGGGAGCGGCGATGCCGAACTGCGCGAGCGCCAGGCGCAGCGCGGCCCACATCAGCAGCCCGGGACCGATCGCGAGCAGAGCGCCCCCGATGAGGGTGAGCACGACGGCCAGGCCGCCCAGCGTGTAGGCCATTGCGCGGGCCAGCGTGGGGTGCGCCTGCATCCAATTCGTGAGGCCCTGCAGCGCGCCGGCGGCGAGCTCGAGGGCCTTGGTGTAGGCCGGCATGACGGTGTCACCCAAGGCGCGGTAGGCGTCGGCCTTGCGGGCGGCCAGCTCGAGCTCGGCGCCGCCGGCGGTGTTGCGGCCGCGCTCGTACAGCTGGTCGATGCCGTCAGCGCCGCGGTTGAGCTTCTCGTTTTTCCGGATCTGCAGCCGCTGCTGGTACATCTGGGCGAACATGCCGCTGGCGGTGCGGTTCGAGAAGATGCCGCCCATGGTGTCCATGATGCGCTGCGAATCGGTGATGCCCTTCTTGGCCAGCGCCGGCAGCAGCACCTGCTCCATCCACTCGAACTGGTTCGTGCGGAACAGCTCGGAGCCTTTCAGTGCGCCGGGGCTGAGGTGGGCGATCTGGCCGCTCTTGTCGTGGTCCACCTTCGAGCGATCGCCGATGAGGCCGAGCTTGTCCATCAGCATCGCCGCGCGCTTCGTCGTGTGACCCTGGTAGACGTTCTGGTAAGCCGACATCAGCGCAGTGCCCACGCGGTGGCCGCCCATCTCCTGGACCAGCGGCTCCATCTGGTAGTACAGCGCCTCGTCGCTAAGGCCCTTGGCCGCCACGCCGCCCGTCTTGATGACGTTGAGCCACTCCTCGCCCTGCACGCGGCCGCCAGTGGCGGCGATCACGCGCTGGATCTTGTCGGCCTGCCCCTGGAATGCCTCCTTGCTGGCCAGGCCGCCGCGCAGCTCGATGACCTTGAGCATGTCCATGAACTTGCGTTCGTTCTCGGCGCCCGCCTCGCTGCCGAACACGGCCGCGTTGGCGAACTTCATGCGCGCGAGCGTGGGCGCAACCATCTGAGCCTCGTGCTCGTCGCCGAACACGCTCATGGCGTCGCGCATGAGGCCGAGGTTGTCGCGCCGGCTCGTGCCGTAGGTCTTCATGCCGGCGGCGAACTTCTCAGCGTCCGCGGTGGTGCTGACGCCCATGCCCAGGGCGCCAATGCGGGCCACCTCGGTGCCGTAGGCCTTGGCTTCGTCCACCGGGCCATGCATGCCACGCAGCACGCCGCCGCCGGTGCCCGCCATGAGGGCGCCCTTGAACATCGTGTCGTGGATCTTGTGCGGGGCGTGTTCGTACGCATGCCGCGCGGCGTCGAGGCGCTTCTGCGCGGGCGCCAGGGCCTCGAGGCGGCGCTTCTGCTCCGCCATCGTGTCGTTGAGCCGCGCTTCCTCGGCGCGCAGCGCGCGCGCCTTGCCGGCCAGGCCGGTGGTGCTGATGCCGGCCTGGTCCAGGCGGCGCTTGTAGCCGTCGAGCTGGTCCTGCGTCGTCTTCTGGCGCGCGGTGAGCCGGTCGGTCTCGTCGGTGACGTTGCGCAGCCGGGTCTTGTAGCTGTTGAGGCTGGATAGCGAGCGCTCGATGGCCTGCTGGGATGAGAGCAGCCGAATGCGCGCGAGCTCCATCTGCCTCGTGAACTCGCCGCCCTGGCCCTTGCCGTCAGCGAGCGCACTGGCGAGCTGCTCATAGTCGCGCTTGGCGACCTTGTGCGCGGCCTTGATGTTCTCGTGGGCCTTGCGCTGGGCCTCGAGGCCCTTGGTGTAGGTCTCGGCCTTGCCCTGCAGCTCGCGCAGCGCGCGCTCCTGCTGCCGCAGGTGCGCGGTGGCCGTGCGGAAGCCCTGCACGGTGCCCTGGGCCCGGTCCAGCTCCTTGAGCTGGTCGCGGGCCGCCTTGAGCGACTTGGCGGCCGCGCTGCTGTTGCCGCTGATGCCGCGCAGCACGGAACCGGCCTTGTCTACGGCCTGCAGGATGACCCGCAGCTGCAGGTCGCGTGGTGATGCCATAGGGGCCTCCGCGGGCTACTTCTTCTCGGGTGGCTCGATGCGCACCCGGGCCCGCTCGCGCCACTCCATTAGCTCGTGCACGCCGAACGCGTCCATCACGTCCGGCGTCCAGTGGAAGGCGATGGCGATGTCCGCCATTGCCTCTTCTACGCGTTCTGGGACGCGGGCGCCGGGCTCTCCTCCGGCAGCAAAAAATCGAGCACCTTCTTGCTGAGCTGGACGATGTCGCTGGGGTCCATGGCATCGATCTCAGGCCCGTTGATGGTGGGCACGGTGATACGCGGCAGCAGCGTGCGGTGCGAGTCGTAGTCGGTGGCCAGCAGCTCGGACAGGCGCGTGCCGCGCAGCTCGCCAGCGTTCGGCGTGCGGACCTGAACCTGCGTGATCTGCGTGTCGCCGCGCTTGATCGGCTTCTTCAGAGTGACGGCGTCGGAGAGATTCGGGGTGTTGGTGGTGCTCATGGTGGTCTGGGAGGGGTTGAACGATCAGCGCCCGGCTCAGATGCCCAGGGCTGCGCGGACGTCGGCCAGGCGGTCGACGTCGCCCACCACCTCGCGCATGTTGACGACGTCGATCTCGATGAGCGGCACACCGTCGACGACCAGGCGGTAGTAGCTGAGCGAGGTCTTGACCTTCATTTCTGTCTTCTCGCCCGCCTTGGCGGTGCCGGAGTCGATCTCCGTGTGGCGGCCCATCACGGTGATCTCCATCGCCGAGACACCTTCACCGTGGTCCGATTGCAGCGCGCCGGCGAAGCGCAGCAGCTCGGCGTCGTGGGCGCCGGCGCCGAAGCCGAGATAGACCTGGGGCAGCATCCCGGCCGCGGTCCATTCGAGCTCCAGCTTCTCCATGCCCAGGTCCAGCTCCACCGGCGCGTTCATGCCGCCGGCGCGGTACTCCTCGGTCTTGCGCCGCAGCTTGGGCAGCGTGACCTCGGGCACCTCGCCCATGTAGGAAAAGCCGTTGTGGAACAGGGTGAAATTCTTCAGCTTGCGGGGCAGTGCCATGGCGGATCTCGGTCAGGAAGTCATGCGGTAACGGCCTTCGCGAAGTCCGCGAAGTACACGTCGGTGATGCGCTGCTTGAACGTCAGGTCCTCGAGCGGCGGCACGGGCGTGTAGTCGTAGTCGATGCGAAGCGTGCCGTCCTTCAGCGACGTCGGCGTGTTGGCCGATTCGTCGTACCAGGCCTGGCCACCGATGAGCTGGCCGGCGCTGACCATCGCGCGGATACGGGCGTTGACAGTGGACAGGATGTCCTTGACCAGGCTCGGCAGCAGCGGCTTGTCCACGGCCCACATGTGGCCGTCCGCGATGGTGTCGGCCAGGACCTGGGCCGTGCGCGTCGCGCTCTCGAACGCGAACAGCGGATCATCCGAGCACGTGCGGCTGCCCCAGAACCGGTAACCGTTGCGGTTGATGAGCGTGGTGATCTCGCTGCCGTTGAGCAGGCCGGCATCGGTGTCGCTGCTCTGCAGGTCCCAGAACACGTCGCGGCTGATGCCCATCACGCCCGCCACGGCGACGTTCGAGAGCGTCTTGTGCCAGCCCTGTTCCTGGTCCAGCTTGGCGCGCAGGCCCAGCGCGTAGGCCGTGGCCGGGGCCGTGACCACGGCGCTGCTGTCGGTGTCCCAGCGCTTGAACTCGGGCCAGATCAGCATGAGCTCGCGCGCAGCGAAGTCGTCGCGGTATGCGATCGCGTCGCTCACGGTGTCGCAGTCGTCTGCCGCGGCGTAGACCATCGCGCGCAGCTTCTGCGCGATGCTCACCAGCTCGGTGGTGACAGCCTGCACGTCCAGGCCTGGGGCGCCGAGGATGCGCGGGCGCACGCCGAGCTGTGCCTCGGCCGCCAGCAGTGCCTTGGCGCCCGTCTTCTTGCCTTCGGCCGTCACGGTGCCCACCACGTTGCTGGTGGTCTCGGCGGCATTGGCGCCGGCGGCGACACGCACCACGACCACCACCGCGTTGGTCTGCTCGGAGATCGCGGTGAGCGAGGGCTTGAGCGTGCCCTGCGTGCCAGCTTTGCCCAGCGCGGTGAGCACGTCGGTGATGAGCACCGGCGTGTCCAGCGGGAACACGGTTGCATCCGCATCCGAGGCGGTGCACACCATGCCGATCACGGCGGTGGAGATGATGCGCAGCGGCCGCGTGCCGCCGCTGATTTCAAGGACGCGGACGCCGTGGTGGTAGGAGGTTTCGGACACGTTGGGGCTCCATGAGCGGACCCCATTAGGGTGATGCAGCGCGCGCGCGATTGCACGCGCCGCGATGGTGCCTGCCCCTCAGGCGCTACCGCGGGTGATGAGCTCGGCCACATCCGGGTTAGCGGCCAGGAAGGCCTGCAGGCGCTCCAGCGCGGTGAGCTCGGCCTGCTGCTGCGGCCGCGGCCGGGTCACCAGTTCCCAGCACGCGCCGTTGTAGCGCGGCCAGGTGGTGAGCTCGGCCAGCGCCTGGCTCTGCAGCTGCTGAAGCGCCGCGTCGGCCTGCAGCTGCTCGTTGGAGGCGAAGAGGGCCCGCACCTGCGGCGGCCAGTCCGCCGGCGGCGGCACGGTCACCGCGCCGCGCGGAACATGCCAGACGCCGGGTTCGATCTGGCACGGATCGGCGACGGTGACGAGCACGAGCAGGCCGGCGCCATCGAGCTGGAACGCGGGGATGGTGGACGTGGCCATGGTCAGAACTTGATGCACGCGAGAAGCGCGACGTTGCGCGGGCGAGACTCGCTGCCGCCGGCGGCGGTGACCGTGATGTCGTGCGTGTGAGCGCCGGCGGATGCAGTCATGACACTGTGCGAGTGCGCCCCCGAGCCGCCAACGCTGACGGTGTGTTGGTGGCTGCCGGCGCTATTGACGTTCAGCGTGTGCGAGTGCTGGCCCCCCCATGCGGAGAGCCACTCCTGGTTGTCGGTGTCGGTGCGCCCGGAGCCCACATGCGTCGATGTGCCGAGAGCGCCGTAGGGCGCAGCTGCCGTCGCTGAATTTTCGCCCCAGCCTGTCGCATGCTGGTGCGCGCCGGTGGTATCCGTCGTGCCCGTGTGTCCGTGATCCCCCGCGTAGTTCGTCGATCCCGTGTGCGTGTGCGACGCCGCAGTGTCGGTCGAGCCGGAGTGCGCGTGGGATCCTGCGGACGTCGAACTTGCGCTGTGCGTGTGCGATCGGTTCGCGTCAGCTTGCGCGCTGCCGAGAGCGCGCCCAGCGTCTACGCCGCGCCCGTCATCCAAGCCGCGCAGGAACTCGCCGCGCAGGTCCGGCAGATTGAATGTGTTGAATCCGTCACCGGCGCCGAACGTCGTTCCAAGGGCGGCAAACAGCGCAGCGTAAGCCGTGCGGCTGACCGCGGCCCCGTTGGCCTTGAGCCAGCCCGCCGGCGCCGTCGTGCGCGCGAAGTGCATCACGGCGCCCGGCGGGGCCATCTGCCGCGTTTCGTCGGCGCTGAGCACGCCGAGGTTCGCGCGCGCCGTCGCGGCCGACTCGACGTCGGCCAAGTTGCGGCTGCGCTCGAGCGGCGCCGGCGCATCGCCGGTGGGCTCGTTCTGCGCAGCGATCAGCTCGTGCGTGCCGGAGATCGGCGTGTTGAAGCTGAACTTGGTGACGTCGGTCGGGTGCTTGGTCCACGCATCATCCGGCTGCCGCTTGCCGTCGACGTACACCGCCAGGCCGCGTGTCGTGCACTCGGTGAGCACCACTTGCACCTGGCCGTCGACAAGCGCCTGTTTCTCTTCGATGCAGTCCACGACGACGTTGACCGCGCCAAGGTCCGTCCATTGCGTGTCGCCGTCTGCGTTCGAGGTTTTGCGCAGCACCTGGCCGGTGGTGCCGCCGGGCAGCAGCAGCGCGGGCGTGACGTTGTTCTGCACCCACGACCTGGTGGCCACGGAGACATTGGGGTCCATCACCAGCGTGACGACCTCAGCGTTGGAGGCCTGGAACGCAAGCCGCACGATGCCGTCGCCGAAGGCTCCTTCTTCCGGCAGCGGCTTGTACCAGGGCGGCTGGCTGCTGACGATGACCATGCTGCCGTCCGCCTCGAAGGCGGCGGCCTCGCGCACTGTCCAGCCGCCCACGTCGGCCGGGAGCACGAGCTCGACGATGAACTGCGTCGGATCGGTGTCGTCCTGGTACACCGCGTTGATCGGCGCGCGGTACATCTCGCGCACGAGCTGCGTCTGCGCCGCGCTCGGCTCGATGGCGTTGCCGCCGCCGTCGCCCACGGCCATGTGCGTGAGCGTGATCTGGGTGGACGCGGCCTCAGCCTGGGCCATGCGGCGTAAGCCCTGCAGCGTGTGGATGGTGCGGTAGGACATGGTCGGTCGAGAGTTGTGTCGGCGTTACTGCGGCCCAAGGCGGCGCGGGTCGTCGGCCAGGTAGAGCCCGCTGTCCCATCCCTGCACCACGTCAGCCTCGGCCTCGTAGGCCCCAGGCGGCATCGGGTTCGTGATGATTTCATCGCCGTTGTCGTCGCGGCTGACGCAGTAGTCCCACGGGCCGATGTTGATGACTCGGCCGTCGCTGTTTTTGATCACTTTCATTTGCCAATCCATCCCGTGTTGCCCGAACCGGACTCTTTCACGTAAAACGTTGTGCCCGCCCCGCCCGACGTTCGCAGATAAATCGATCCCGTCGGGGCTGAAACGGACCCCTCGGGGGCGGCCGATCCCGTGTAAATTTCAGGCCCGTTGTTGAGTTTGAATTTAGATGCCCGCCACTCGATACTGTCCACCACAGTCCCGGTGCGAGACACGATCTCAAAATTCGTGCCGGAACCTGCATCGTTGACTGTTTGACGACTCCTGGACGTGGTGCCCGTGACGTCGCGCCACTTCTTCGTGTCCGCTGCCGCGTTCACGCGGGTCACGTCCATCACGATATTCGACGTGCCCTGCAAGTCCCAGGACTTGTTGAGCATCTGAATGGCGCCAGTGATAGTGCCGTCCTTTTGCAGCACCGTGCCGGCGAAACTGCTCACCAGTTCATAGGCACCGATGGTCGTGATGCGCGTGTTCGCCGTGAGGTTGAACAGCACATCGGTCGCAGAGTTCTGCGCGCTGGTCGTGGCGACGACTTGCACGCCTGTGCAGTTGTCCAGCGCGACGCCGATGTCGTTTCCGACCCCGACGAAGTTTCCTTCCAGGACCGACAGGCTGAGCCCACTCAGGTAGTACCCAGTCATAGTTCCGGTAAAAGCGCCAGCGCTTTCATCAGGCTGCACGGTGCAGTTGCGCACTTTCACGTCTGATGCGTTGAGCGCCTTGATGCCGTACCACGCGGACGAGCCGCCTTTCCATCCGCTACTGTGACGCCGCACCGTCACGCTGTCGATGTCGATGCTGTCCGGGCCGTTGAAGTAGATGCCAACGTCCTGCGCGTTGATATTGCCGTGGTGAATCTTCGGTTCGTTGTAGGGCACCGTACCGCTCTGATAAATACCCCGGTGCGCACCGATGATGTCGAAGTGCGACAGCGAGAAGAAGCACTTGTCGCCCCACTTCACGGCGGTATGGATCGGCCCGAAATTCACATCATGGATTCGAGCCGTCAGCAGCGCACTGGCGGCATCCAGCTCGACGGCACTGTCCTGGAACTGGCCTGACGGGTCCAGCTTGATGTCAAAGGCGCCATGCACCGTGATGTTGCTGAACTCCAGGCCAGCGCAGTCCGACAACCGGAACCACGTCGCAAACCCATAGTCCCAGGCGAAGCTGTACGCAACCACGTTCCGCACGCTGCCTCGGCAGTACAGATCGCGGAACACCCACCGCGTGAAGTACGTGCTGTACTGGTCCGCCTGCTTGGGCATTTCCACTGCCGTTGCGCCATTGCCGCCCCGAGCGACAAGCTCCAGTCCGATGATGCCGCCGCGCGCGCCAACCACGGTTGCCGGCAGGAAAGTGATGCCGTTTCGCCCGGCCGGAGTGTTGAACACCAACTGCGCGCCGCTGCCGCGCAACACCAGCGGTTGTCCGGTGAGCACGCTGTCACAGCGGTAGGCCGCCGTTGGGCCAAAAGGGAACTCCAGGTCCGCACCGATTTGATTTGCAGCAGCCCACGCGGCATTGATGGCAGCAGACACGTCCAGCGTCAGGGTGCCCATCTGCACATCGGAAATCTGAGCTGCAGTCATAAAGCGGGTCACGCTCACTCGCTCACGCAGCACATCGCGCACGGTGCATGTGACCGCACCGGTCCCCGCCGCGCTGTAGCCGATCAGGTCAGATCCGCCAGGTGCCGAAAAGCTGCCGGCCGACAGGTAGACCTCCCAGCCGGTATTGCCAGTGCCAGAGCCTGCGGCCTTTTTGTAGAGGTTCCCGTTGTCGGAAAGTGCCAGAGTCGGAGGCGGCGCGGCCACTTGGCCTTCGGGCGAGCCGGCGCACTGGAGCACGAGTGGGCCGCTGGGTCCGCCCAGGCGTAGTCGGCCATCCACAAGTCGCAGCTCAGCGCTACTCAACACGAACTTCGTCGTGTTGCCGATTCGGCCGAGCAGGTTGCCCGTGGAGCTGGCACGCAGGTCCAGGTCACCGGCGCCGGCGGCGATGACCGGCGACGACATCGAGGTGCCGAACGTCAAACCGCTGCTGGAGAGCGTCAGCCAAGTAGATGAGCCGCCGCGCCAGCGGTGGACGCCGGTGGCATCTAACGTGCGGTAATCAAGATCGCGAACGGTCGCGCGCAGGCCTCGCGCGGTCTCGAAGTACGCCCCGGTGCGCACGACATCGGTGAACCTGGTGAGCTGCCTAGACCCGGCAGGGGCGATGTTCTGGAATCGCGTATTGCTCGGAATGAACGCCTCTCTGACGTTTGCATTCAGGCCGATGCACAGGACATTTCGCGCATTCGAGGTGAGCGCGATGGGACCATAGGTATCACTGTCCTTGAATTGGACTGCCGCGCCGGATCGTGTTTTGGCACCGGTGTTGTGATACTCGATGTGCGGCCCGTTGAGAATGACTCGGTTGCCAAAGTCAACGAAGATTCGGAAGGCTTCCCACGACGAGAACCGAGTGCCTTCGCTCTCCATCCCCTGGATTTTTCGGGATTGATTCCCGGCCATGCCGCTGATGTACAGGCAGCCGCCACACGTTGCAGCGTCGGCGAGATAGTTGCCGGTGGCATCAGCGATCCGATAAAGGCTGTGGTGCTCCGGACCGTAAATCCAGCCCCGCAGCAGCCTCCAATCGGATCCACCGAACGTGCCACGCCTGTCTTCACCAGCGGTGTATGGCAGTCCCGCCGCGGCAGCCTGCGCGGCCGCCACGTCGTCGTAGTACGGTGCCTGGTCGCCCAGCGCCTGGACGTAGCCGTCGCTCAGCGTCAGCGCGTTGCTGGTGGTGACCAGCGTGAAGGGGTTGCTGCCGCCCGGGCCAAGCGTGAACGCAGTAACACCGTCCCGCTGGAATATGCGCACCAGCGCACCATCAGCGAAATACGAGCCACTACGCGTGCCGGGAGTAACGCCGCTCGCGAGCTGGTTGACCGTGTAGGTTTCGGCCGTCTCGGCGATATTCGCTGCGGTCTCGGCCGGGGTCGCACCGATGAGGATGTCCGTGCTGGAATCGGCAGCGTCAGCAGTGCCGGCGACGAACGTGAATTCAACACCGTTGAGCGTGAGCGTTTGGCCGGCTGTCGGCGTGCCAGAAACGGTAATGATGGCGCCGTTCTGCAAGCGGTAGCCGTACCAGGGCAGACCCGGCTTCGGCATGGCTCCCTGGCGCCTGATTCCCCATTTCGGGCCGTAGGTGAAGACATCTCCGTAGACCGTGCCATCGCCGCCGTTTGGCACAGTGCCAACTTCGAATGGAACACCGTCCGGCCCGCTGAATTGCGGGAGGTTCGTTGCTCGTGTCAGGTCCTCATAAAACCCACTCCGCCGCCAATATCCGACTGCATGAACGTTATCGATGATGTTGCGCACGCGACATCCTATGAAGAATGCGCAGTCACGGTCAGATCCGAAGTTGTCCTTCTCGGCGGCTGGATCGAACCCTTCAGCAGGACGCTTGAACCACAGGTAGTTTGTGAAGTCCCTGAACGTTGAAAATTCGGACTGGATATTCAGCCCGACGCTCAAGGGCGGGTCCACCGGGTCCGATGCGCTGCCACGGTACAGCGCCCGGGTACGCGTAACACGAGGGCTTGCGCCGGTGAACAGGAAGCCCGACCTCATCTCGTAGTTCAGCAGCGGCTGGTCGCCGTAGCCCCCACCGGGGCCGGCGCCGATGATCCGAATGCGCTTACGGTTCACCAGCTCGACGCCGTGGATGCGGAAGACGCCAAGCGGGCGCAAGGTCTTTCCATGGTCCTCACACCATTTGATGCAGGCCTGCA